GTCATTTCCAGTAATATGCTCTTAGCTTGTCTCCGGTTAACGGAGCGAACAGAATAGTAATAGCTGTTCCGCTAATAGTATAATCGTTTCCTGCACCCGGTTCAAGTAGCATACCGTTTAAGAACAGTTCAAGCGAATTAACTTGTGGAGCATTTGCAAGTGCAAACGATGTGTTTGAGCCGTTAATAGAACCAGTAGGTGTTTCATTGTTTACTTGGTTACCATATTTCAAGAAGCCAGTACCAGCAACGTTATTTACTGTCATTGCACCAGCAGTAGAAATGGTTACATCACCAGAAGCACTAACCCAAGCAGGTTGATTGGAACCGTTGGATACAATAAGTTGACCAGAAGTACTTGAAGCAGTAATTCCTACTCCGCCTGCAGCAACTGTTAATAGTCCACCGCTTGCAGCAACAACTTGAACATTGTTAGAGCCGTCGAAGCCAAGACCGTTACCGTTCTTAATAGCGAAGGTAACACCAGTTAAACTAAGACCTTGACCATTGCTATATGAAGTGCCTGAGGTGTCTTGTGACCAAGCTGTTGACGTTGTGTCAACTGTAATGTTTATTGCCGTGGTACAGAACCACTTAGAGTTCTTATATGTTGTGCCTTCTGGCTCAACTAGAACGTAAGCGCCTTCTTTCTGTGAACTTGCTGCAGCCCAGTCAGCAGGCCGAGTCCATGCACCTACAGCTACAACCCAAAGACCATTCTGTGAACCAGTAGTCTGTGCAGTTGCAAGAACACGGTCACCTGCTACAAGAGAAACTCCGTCAATAGTCTGAGTTCCACTTAACGTAATATTTGAAGCGGCAAGTGCTCTAGCTGCGTTCTTAAAGCTTAGACCGTTAGCTAAAGCGTCAACGTATGATTTGCTAGCTACGTCTGATCCGTTCGTTGGAATACCTACGTTGGTAATCGAAAAACCGCCCATATTAAGAGAAGCGGCCATAGCAACAGTGCCTGTCGAACGAATAAACGAGGCACCGTCTTGGAGTTGAGATGTTGGAAGATTGAGGCCGGATACAAGCGCTGAAGCTGGAATAGATCCAGCCATTATCTGTGAACCGCCCCGGATTAATGTTTGAGCCATTTGTGGCTCTCCTTTTTAAAAGAGGCCCGATAGTAGCTGGACCTTAGCTTACAAACTGTATTTTAACTTTTGCTTATTTTATATAAGTCAGCATAATAAGGTCCCCGGCATACAGATCTAAATCTTCTGGTAGTATAAGGACGTTACTAACTACTTCATAACAAGTTCTGGATTGGAGAAATCCATTTATAAACAACATTGTTCCTAAGGCAGGAACATCTGGTAAAGATAGGTTTTGTGCACCATCAAAAGCCAGAGTAAACTCGGCTTGTTCTAGGGTAAACGATGATGGTGAACTGTCTCTTTCTTGTGTTGGAGGAGCTACAACTCCCACCGGAGTAGTGGGAGGAGTAGTTACTATCTGATCAATATCATAGTCATCATCCACAATATCTGTAAGATCAGATAGCCCCCTTATAAACCTATTGGGATTCGTGATCATTATGCCCTTCCGCTTCGCTACTTATGTTAGCACTATTCACTTTTATAGTTTTAATGTGCTGACCGTTAGACGTATTGTGCAGGGCAAATGAACCATCATCCAACTTCTTGATACCTATTGAGCCTTGGATAATACCATCATATTCGCTTGACTTTAGACCTAGCAGACTCTTGATAGGACGTTCAAACACTGGGTTTGGAAGAGCTTCAGCTAGTTCGTAGTGAGTCCAGTTCTTACCCTTCAATCCACCAGTTGTACCTGGGTCATAAAGACCACCTTTTTCAGGCTCAAGGTTCTTGGCACTTAGAAGTTCAGGTGACTTAATTACACCATTTGACATTCCGATAATATCTTGATCGGTAAGCGGTGACGCTGTAAGCTTTCCGTTATCAATACTTGTCTTAATACCTGCACCTTTAAGATAATCGAGAAACTTCTCGGTAGCAAAGGTCATACGTGGCTTTGGAAGAGCCTGACCGAACTTAAATTTCGTCCAGTATTCTGAGTTTTCCTGAGACTTAAGCGTTGCAATTTCTTTAAGGTTCTTACGAGCATTAGAGCCAAGAAGACCAAGCATTTCCATGTAGCCAACTGATTTAGAACCTTCTTCACCGCCCTTGGTAGGTTGCAGTACGTTATCGTAGCCACCCGTATTCCGAGCAGACCAGTTTTGGTCAGTAGTTTTGTACAACTTCAGAAAGTACTGAGGGCCTGTAAGAATCTTGCCAAGGTCTTTACCAGTCTTCGGATCAACCATCATGTCAGTATCACTTACGCCTGCTGCATCTAGTTCTCTCTTTAGATCAGAAACGTTACTGTTCTTGCTGAAGTTGTGAACCATGTATGTCTTGCCAGTAACTTTAGCAAGTTTACCAGCAGCAGTTTCCATTAGCTGTCCAAGGTTAATACGAGAAGTAACAGAAGCAGGGTTCAAAAGAATATCAACTGGTTGACCAGATTCTTTCTTATAAGGCATTTCATTGTCATTAAGAATCTTTGAAACGATACCTTTATTACCGTGCAGGCCTGTCAGCTTATCTCCAATTTCAAGAGGTTTTACTGAACGCACTAGAAGACGAATATTCTTACCTTCTGTGTGTGCATCAACTACTGTGCCGTTCTCTTCGTGGGTCCATAGTTCTGAAGCAATACGGAATGGATTAACGAGTGACTTGTGAAGCCGAGCCAACATTCTGTCTTCAGAAGTAGGTTCACGTTTTTCAAGTACAGCATATACCGGATCGCCATGATTAAGAACTGCACCAACCTTAGCAAAACCACGTTCATCCAATTTTTCAAGCTGTTCTTTCGTGAACTTGCCAGAAAAGTGTCTTACCAGCAGAGTCTTGCTCATAGTAGAGATTGGCTGTACAGAGTAGTCAACCTTATAAGCGTGATGGCTGCTAAGACTATCGGCACATGAACGGCTAATAACCAAGCCGTCTTCGTGGTTGTAGCCTTTATATGGCATGTACGCTACTTCAAGGTTCTTACCAAGAGCCAACTCTCCGTCAACCGTATAGTTGTTATCAGAGATAGGCTGGCCTTCCTTCACTTTGTCACCGACCTTAACGAGAGGTTTTTCATCATCAAGGAAACCCTTCATGTTGAATGGAAGATTCTTAACGAGGTCTACTTTGTGAGTCCTACCATCATCGTCTTTAATATGAATCTGTGACTTAGTGATGTGCGAAATGCTTCCTGCAACAGGAGAAACAGTGCTAATAACGTTGCCGATAGCTTTTGAAAAACTTACGCCTTGACCATTTACTGTCTGTACAAGTGGCTTTTCACGTTCTACAAGTGACAGTGCCTGAGGAATAGCTTTACCGGCCATCGTTAGACGACCTGGGTGATTACTGTTCAGGAACGGTACGAGGTTAGTCGTAATAGTGTACATGTCAGTTGTATCTGCCAGCCAGTAATCAACTTGGCTTACTGGAACTTCTTTAAGTGCACCACGAACCTGAGCTTGCACAGTCTTCTTCCCTTCTTGATGTGGGAAACCAATTGTGCTTGTCATCATTTCTTGGACTGACAAATAGTGTTGCTTGCCCTGTTTATCAAGAACTCGTGAATAGAGATTACCACTATCATCACGACGAGCAGAAATAGTGAAACGTTGGTCAATACCAGCGTGACCAGATTCAGGAGTACGACTCGGATCGATAATGCCAAGGTGTGACGGATCGATGTCTCGTGCTGACATAGGTACTCCACGGTCTGAAGCAATACCGCCTTCACCGGCACCTAGTACAGTGACCTTTCCAACGCTTTCCAGGCTCTCCAGCGGGTTAGTTTCCGAAGGGGTAGATACCAGGTTAGAGTCGATGATGTAGCCCGTCATAACCTTGTTAAAGGGCTTGCTGACCACTACGTCACGTACAGACGGATTCTTAGTCTTGTCTAGTCCAGCTAACAGCTTACGACGAATGCTTGGAAGCATTTCGTGCTTGCTGAAACGAGTACGGATGAAATCAGGCAGATTCTGAACACGCTTAAATTGCAGAGAATCTCGATTGTCTTCTTCACGGTCACCTGAGTGAACTTGTACAAGATTACGCATTGCACGGAGAATGGTTTCTGAATTTACAGCACCAAGTGACTTACCAAGCGTAACCAGAGTTGTCTGAGGAGAAAGTGATGATGCCTCCATTGATTCACGGAGTTGCATAATCTTCTCTTCAAGACTTGCAGTAGGCTTTTGCTTACCAGTAGATACAAGCTTGGCGTATAGATCGTTGATGATCTTCTGCTCTTTACCTGCTGAAGAAGCAAGGTTAGCTTCCCAAACCTGAGCAGGTACGTACTGGCTTACTTCTTTTGGACCAATGCCAAAAACTCTTGAAACCAGAGGTCCAAGAGGAATGCTTGAAGACGAGCTTGCAGGATGAACTGAAAACTGGAATGTCTGTGGATCAAGCGTAATTGAGAAGCTTCGACCAGAACCAGTGTTGAAGTGAGATTCTAGTTCACCAGTTTCTTTACTACGAGTGTAAACACCGGGGTTAAGCTGAAGCTGGTTAGCAACTGAGTAGTTATTACCCTTGTAAAGCATTGTGTGCTTTGGAGTAATGTGGAATGCATCCATCAACGAAAAGTTCTTATTTTCGTCAATAACTTTTCCAGTAGTTTTGTCAATAAGCTTAATGTGGCCCTTGATTGGATATGCAAGAGACTTTGACTTAAGAATTGCATCCTTTTCGTCAAGATGAGTGAATTCCTTAGGCTCTGTACGAAGATCCTCAAGAGTAAGAATGTAGTTCTTACCCTCGATAGGGAATTGAGAAGCGATGCCCTGCATTAAGGAAGCGTCAACTCTTGTGCGCATTTCCTTAGGTGATGAAAAGATAAGTTGTAGATTATCGGCTGGTGTCGGCATCTCGTGTCTCTAATTCCAGGTAGCTTACTACCATATAGTATTTATCCATGAAGGTGAATTTATCCTTCGTCAGGATAATAACCCCTTGTCCCTTAACTGCTTTTGTTTCAATGATTTCAAGCTCTGCTCTTGAGCCTGGGTCCATAATATCTATTTGAGCGTATCTAACTCTGTAGTTATTAAAATCACCTTCATCAACCTGTTTCGGGCCGAAGCCCGGAAACGTAATTGGTTCAGAAGGACTGAGTCCATTTGTAACGCCGTCTTTTGAAGCCATTTATTATCCTTTCTTACTGTTGTTCAGCAGGGCCGCTAGAAGTATCGTTTTGCTTCTCTTCTCCAGATCCATTTTGATGTTCTGGACTACCGGCCCCATTTGTTGGTTCGTCAGCAGCCTTTTCTTCTCCGCCCGGCCCGGCCGGTGCTTGCTGACCCGGTTGTCCTGGAATCGGTTTACCATCCGGTCCAACCTGTTGCATAGCCATTTGGGCCTGCTGATTTTCTGCGTACTCTTCAAGAAGTTTAGCGACGAGCATGAACATCGCATAATCTTCTAATTTTAGACGGTTAAGTATAGCACGTTTCGTACCATCGTCAGCAGTATAAAGCTGTTCAGCAATTTGCTGAGCCTTAGCTAGAGCTGTTTTATAGTCGTTGTTACGGTCAAACGAATCCCCAGTTTCACGAGCAGCCAAGTACGTGCTTTGATCAACTTCGAGCTTCGTCTTAACTTCGCTAACAGCACGAGAAATAGCATCTTCACGCATCTTGTCAAGCTCTTCGCCAAAGTTCATACCGAAGGATTCGTACAGGCTTGACAGTGAACCATTGTTTGACTGAACTGCTTGGATAAGCATTTGTTGTAGATTCAGGTCGTCAGTTAGCTTGAACGGTGCAAGATCAACATCACAAGTCTCAAGGTTCAGGTACTTTGATACACGAGCCATGATCCAAGTAATAAGATCGGCAATCTGACCGGTATAGCAAAGCATAGTATTTTCTAACAGACGAAGTCCAGTCGTTGAACTAGTCCAGTTAGTCGTACCTGCAAGCAACTCTCTTGAAACGCCAAGAGCCAGAAGAATTGAATCTTCAGCTTGTTGGATTTCAGAAGCTACGAGAAGACTCTTGCCTTCACCGCTAATAGCTTGGTAACCGATAGGTACTGGCGCAACTACAACGTGGTTATTGTCTTGCTTATGCTTGACCAAATTAGCCTGCATACGTTCTACGAAGTTACGTAGACTGATCTGTGACACAGGATCGCTGTTAGCTGTCTGAGCTTGCGGGAAAATCACACGAAGCGGAGACATAAAGTCAGTAGCTACAGACTCGTTTGCTTTACGAAGCGTTGCCTGATAGAAAACAAGGTAGAATAGTGAAATAAGCGGAGGTACGGCAACGCCATTAATCTGTTGGCCTGCGGATAGATTCTGCAAGTGGAACAGATTATTCTTATCGAACTTGAAGTCTTGGTTATTCTTTACAGCTTCAATAAATCCCCACGGAACACTGTTCACGAATAGCTTATCCCCTTCACGAACTTTACGTTTAACGTCGTTTGGAATCTTGTAGAAGTATTCGTATTCGCCAGTGATAGGGTTGAAGTTAACGTTGATATTGATCGGATCCCATTGAATCAGATTCATATCTTCCACGTTCATTGACTTAGCGTCTCTACGTGTAAACGTAACGCCTTTGGCATCACAATGAGGGCAGTTACCTACGAATTCGTAGTTTTTGAACTGTGTGAACTCTGCAGCTTTAGCAGAGGTATTACCATTACAAAGTGGGCAGTGCAGCGTACGGTGAATAGGAAAATAGATAGAGATAAATACGTTACCTACTGTGTAATACTCGAAGCCAATATTGTGAAGCGCTGATTTAAGCTTGAAACTCTTGAATACTTCTTCGTACTTGCGTTTCGTAGCATCTGATTTTGTACGTACTACAAATTCAGTAATAGGATACGTTGCAAATTTACGGATGACCTCAGTCGTCACCGGTGATTGAACGGTGATGTACTTAGCCCATCTGATTACATCGTGAAGATTTCTCGGTAAGAATTGATTCGAGACCGAGAACCAAGGACTCCCTGCAGTTGCAAAATTGCCTGCTCCCGGCAGCTGACCGGAAGTTCCTGGAATAGGAGGAGGTTGGT